GGGCTTTAGAGGGCGACTTCGTTTGTACGTAAGTAGTTCCTAATATACGGTACGGTAGCACTCACTACAACCTACGCAATTTTACAAATCCGGCGGCCATATACCAAATGAGATCGAAGAGCAAGTTGATTTATCTTTGTATGTGTGATATAATATAACCAACGACCGACAACGACAACGATGGTCGACAGAGCTGGTGTTATGCTATCTAATCTGAGTCATGCACCCGAAGCTGGAGCTGTAGCTGTAGCTGAAGCTGAAGCTGAAATAGGATATCGCGCGCAACTGATATCGATGTTAAACCAGAAAATTCCTAACACAGCCGAAGGGCTGCCTGTGGGATTCTATCGAGTCGATTTACTGCCGCAATGTACCAGTGGTGTGGGGGCAGACGGGGCAGACAGAGCAAGTAAGGCTCTAGTTAACTTCGACGACGACGACACTATGGATCAAATCCGCAATGCTTTTGTGGAGCTTGACTATAGCCTAGGGTATCCAACCCTAAATGCCGGCGTACCTTATTGGGATAAATTAAGTTTTGAACCTGGGTTCGCTTATGGAGTTTTTCAGACGTATCTGGAGATGGTAAACTTCGGCCCGCGAGACATAACCAAGTTAGCCTCCAATCCAGAACTTCGTGCTCTAGCAGGCAGAGTCTATCTCTCGGGCGAGGGCGAGGGCAGGGGCAGGGGCGAGGGCGAGGGCGAGGGCGAAGGTTTTACGTCGCAACAGTTTCTGCCCATTATCTACGAGTACATGCAGTTGTACGGTTGGCGGCCACGGGCTAAGGCTTATGACTTGTACAAGGAGGCTGCTTATAAACACCTCAGGATGCGCAGGCAAGTCTCTGTGGAGGACGCGCAGTTTCTGCTCTCATCGAGCATCCTCGAGGGCATAGCGCGCAAAATGGGTGAGGCAAAATTCCTCGACTCACTCTCTGATACGGCAATTGTAGCCCTGTATGACAAGGTCACCAAGAATCAAAGAGTTTCAGTCGGCCTACCTGCAGCTAATCCACTGCCTAGCAAAGAGCGTGATGAAGACAGCGAGTCCTCTTTTGAAATGATCTTGCGCTCTATGAGCTTGAAAGCCAATTTGGAGACTTCGAATTCAGGGCCTGGCTCTATGTCGAACGCCTTCAGCCACAGCACTCATAAAGTTCTGAACAACCTACTGGAGGACAACGTTACCACCAATCAGATCCAGGAAATGATTGTTAAGGTCACCAAGTCTGTCAACACTAACAATGCTTCTTAAAGTATAGGTGGCAAGGGTGGAAGATAAATTCCGGTCGCTCCATGAGGCTTCTATATCCAAGCAATCCGGCCTAGACAAGCTCGATACCCGGCTAGTGCTGGAGTCGAGTTTGGATCCGCGGTCTGGTGCGTTTAAACAGGCGGTTAAACTCACTCCAGGTACATTAGCATATTATCGCACGAATGGCCGTTGGATTCCGGCTGAACATCTCTTGTATGTGTCAAGCTTATTGGCCAGTGAGATTAGTCAAGGAGGTGCTCGGATTATTGTGGAATGTCCTCCGCGACACGGGAAACCTTATTGCGTCAGTTCCTTTATTCTGATGCGCGGCGGCGTTTATAAGCGTTTAGGCGATGTAAAGGTAGGCGACTACGTAATTACGCATACAGGTAACCCTCGCAGAGTTCTCGCAGTACACGAACAGGGTTTTTTACCGACCCTGCTCATTGCAACTCGGAGTGGCAGGAAGTTGCATCCAGCTTTAGATCATCCGCACTTGACAAGCCTCGGCTGGAAAACCGCAGCCGAACTTGCGCCTGGGGATGAATTGATTGTTCTTAACACACCGGATAATCAGCCCAGCTTCCATTCAGAGGATACCGTAGTCTCAGTCGCACCAGGTACCCTCCGTGAATGCCGCTGCCTGACGGTCGACATTGATGAGACGTTTACCGTCCAAAATGTTATTGTCCATAACTCTGAGTTGATCTCGATCAACACTCCCATCTGGTTCCTTGAGAAGTATCCTTGGGCAAATGTGATCCTGTCAAGCTATGGCGCCGATCTTGCTGCAGGGTTTGGCCGGCAGGTCCGAGATGTATTCCTTGAGAATCCAAGGAAGATATTCGACACTACTATCAGAAGTGATGTCCAACGCACCAGCCTCTTCCTCACCAGTGAAAATGGAGGGATGATAAGCGCCGGTGTAGGCGGTACAATTACAGGTAAAGGCGCGCATCTACTCATAATCGATGACTATGTTAAAAACTGGACTGAAGCTATCAGTACAGTGCAGCAGGAAACTATATGGAATTGGTGGCGTTCGACCGCCTATTCGCGTCTTGAACCTAACGGGTCTGTCGTAATCCTAGCTACTAGATGGGCTCTTAATGATCTCATTGGACGCATACGCGCTGAAGATAAAGAGCATTTATGGCATATAATCAGGTTGCCTGCGTTGGCGGGCGAAAACGATGTTTTAAATCGCGCTCCTGGACAAGCTCTCTGGCCTGAGAGATACAATGAGAAGGCCTTAGATGAGATTCGACAGGTTGTAGGGCAATTTATTTTTCAGGCGCTGTACCAGCAGGACCCTCAGCCTGAGGGGTCGCAACAAATTGACACCTCAATGTTGCGTATTGTTGACACACTGGAAAATCCTGAACGATTTAGGTGGGTACGCTCGTGGGATTTAGCCGCCACCGACGAAAGCAAAAAGAAGGGCGATTACACGGTGGGGTCGCTTGTAGGCACGAATGAGCGAGCGAGCTCTCCTGTGGCTCTGACTGCAATTGCTGACATGATTAGAGGTCGATGGGAACCTGCTGACATTGAATTGACAATGCAGCAGACGGCGGCGAGTGATGGCCCTCAATGTCCGATTATAATTGAGCAAGAACCTGGAGCTTCAGGTAAGGCTTATGCACAGCATTTGGCCAGCAACGTCTTGAGAGGATATAGAGTGCATATTACGCCTGCACAGCGTAATAAATGGATTAGGGCGCAGCCCTATGCAGCTGCAGTGTCGCATGGGCGTATTCAGATGCTACGGGCTACGTGGAATGAAGCGCACATCAAAGAGCTGAAAGACGCCCCTAACGGCACGCACGATGATACTTTAGACAGTGTGTCGCAGGCGTTTAATCACCTACACTTAGTCAATCATAGTCTATCGACTTGGGGTCGGCACGGCACCAAAGCTCCGACGGATGCTATGCTGGATACTGTAGGCTCGGACGTTGCTCCTAACAACGTCGGGCGGTCATCGCCGCTACTGTTGCCCAGCACAAGTTCGAATGTAATCTCAGGCGTAGTATTTGGTCGTCGCGTTTTTTAATTGAAGGAGGCAGCAATGTCAGCTCTACTCGACAGGTCAAAGCTCGCAGGGCTTGCAGGCCTAATTTTTGGTGGCAAGCGTGATCTTGATAAAGTGTTTGGGTACGAAAATCCCATTCCCTGCTCCTCGTTGCTGCACAAGTACTACAGGCAAGATATTGTAGGGCGTATTGTCGATATGCCGGCAGAGTCTACTTGGGAACTGCATCCCAAAGTAACGTTCGACGCTTCTGATTTCAGCGTCGGGGCCGATGATGGCGATGCTGATTCGAACTCTAAATTGGGGCTGGAGCTTGAGGCAGTGTTTAAAAAGTTGGAGCAGCAGCTGAGCATATGGGATAGACTTATTCAGGCGGACAAACTCTGCAATTTTGGCCCCTTCGCGATCTTATGGTTCGGGATGGCAGGTAAGGCAGAAGCTCCTGCGCCTAAAGTACGGTCACTTGAGGACATAGTTTATATTCAAGCTCACGGCGGAGACAGTGTTAGCATAAAAGCATACGATGAGGACCCTCAGAGCGTTAGATATGGCCAGCCGACTATGTACGAGGTCGTACCGCAGAACGGCAACGAGGCACGGCGAACGCCAATCCGCATTCATCACAGTCGTGTAGTACATATTGTCGACAAACCTCTTCAAGGCCAAGTATATTCACGTCCTCGACTAGAATTGATTAGTAATACGTTGCAGGATCTCCTGAAGATTTCGGGGGGCAGCTCCGAGCTCTTTTGGCTGACAGCCAACAGAGGTATGCAGGTGGATATAGCTCGGGACATGCAGCTGAGCCCTGAGGATGAGAAAGATCTGACTGACGAGTTGGAAGAATACCAACATCAATTGCGACGGTATATTCGCACGCGCGGTGTGGCGATTACCGAATTAGGGTCGTCAGTGGCAGATCCCACAGGTGTTTTTCGCGTGCTAATAGCCCTGATCTCGTCCGCGACCAATATCCCCCAACGACTTTTGATAGGGGCGGAAGCGGGTCAGTTAGCCTCCGCTCAGGATCGCGCAAATTGGGCCGATTACATAGAGCGCCGACGTACGATATTTGCGGAGCCTTATGTATTGTTGCCGCTGCTGCGCCGATTGATAGCTCTCGGGCTACTGCCTACCGAAGCGCTTAATGGTGTAAGATTCACGTGGCCTGAGGCGTTTAAAATGTCCCCGCTCGAAGAGGCCCAAGCACTTGCAGCGCAATCGCGCGCAGTTAATAGTCTGGCCTCACGAGGTAGGTTCGGCTCTCCTATAATTTCAGATGAGGAGGCCCGCAGTTTCCTGCAATTGCCGCGAAAGGTACCTGCAGGTGACACTATGCCGGAGGCGCCTAATTCGTCGAACCCGGTCAGTACTGAAGACCTGAACACAGATACTACCGATGAGATGCTGAAAGATGACGTCCCTGAGTTCGCCGAGTAACTATGGTTTCAACCATCGCGTTAGAGGTGCTTGCACGGCTACGGCAGCCCACATTAGTTTGCCCGTAAAGTGCCGGTGTTGCTGTTGTTGTATGCGAGACACAGAGGAGCAATCATGGGTATCAAATTCAATTTTCCCTCTCTTAATTTTTCTCCTGTTAATATGTTGATCGTCGCTGCAATTATTATATTCGCGGCAATTTTACCTTGGTGGGTCGACGCTCTGGTGGCGTCCAGTTCCGTGGCATCGGCAATTTACCATATCAATCGCACCGACAAAATCAAAAAGGAGTAATTTATGTCTCGTATTAGTCATCTCTTCAAATATATCTTTGCCGGTACAGCGATGATGATGTCGTCTCTAGGGTTTGCTGAGGGTGCTGTTTGTTATGGCGATCTTGACGGAATCTGCCGTAGTCCAGAACTCCGCGTCGAGCATACTGCTGTAATTTCTCTGCCAGGCAACCTGTTTGTTGATGGTAATGAGTCACGATTCTCGATTGCGGTACTATTGCAGAATGCGACATTCGCTGTTCCGCCTACCGTTATTGGCAGCGCCGATATTGCGTGCTCAGATGAAACTTCTATCTGTGT